TTCTGGAGCGCTTTCAGCGACTACTTGGGCCGCTTTCATATCATCAAGCTGCTTCTGCAAAGCTTTTTGTTTAGATAACACTTCATCTAAACGAGACTTCGGCACCATCGGCTTTTTAGTTTTAGTCGGCGCTACTTCTTCGGGGGCTTCAGCGGCAACTTCTTCCTCTTCAGGAGTATCGCCATCCTCTTCCTCTTGGTCGCCGTCATCGGCTGTGTCATCTTCTACCTCTTCTTCTTCCTCGATAACCGCTTCTGTCTCTTCGACAGGGTTCTCTTCCACTTCTTCAGTGGGTTCTTCCGCATCTTCCACCTCTTCGCCTAAACCAAAGTTAAGGTCGAACTTTTCCTGAACAGGTTCAGGAGAGTCAGCACCGGGCATTGTTATTGTTTCTTGAACTTCATTTTCGTCTGACATGGAATTTCCTATTGTGTTGGACGGGTTTTAGCGCCGGTCTGCATTGCTGTTGTAGCAATTCTTGCGGCAGCTTGGGTTTGTTGCTGATTGGTTCTAACTTCATTAGTTAAATCAGCCAGTTCTCGACGAAGTTGCAGCTCTTGCATCTTTATCTCGATCTTGGTTTGTAGTTCAGCCATACGTAACTGCGGTTGAACGTCGGTGGTGTCTTGGACTTTCGAGATATTTACAGCGGCTTCACTGTTCAGCTTCTGAACCTCAGCCTGCATCTTCTCTAGCTCAAGCTGTACCTGCTGCATTTGCAGCTGCTGCGCCATCTGAGCGGCCTCTTGTTGTTCTGGAGACTGCTCAACACCAGTAATCATGCGAATACGCTTAGCCAGCTCGCCCTTCTTAGCTAGGTGTGAGTACTCAATGATCGCGTCATCTGGAATAGCTACACCGACCTGACGTAAGTTCAGTGCTTCTGCGAACTGCACCTCATCAAACGAGTCACGGGCAGGCGCTGTTGCCACTACAACGTCATACTCACCCAGCGTTAGGTCGTTAATAATCTGACCTTCAGGTGTCATTTCGTTGATGACCATTGGTTCGCGGGGCTTTAGTGGGTCTTCATCGTTGGTCACTTGAATAACCCGTTCCTCGGTATAAAAGGTCTGGATCAAGTTAAGTATCTTGTCTGCCAAGTAATGACGAGTCTTACGCAGGTTATCCAAAGGTACTTGGATCATTATTGCGCCACGGTTCTGCTTCGCTTGGATAGCGATACCAGATACCTCGGCACTGTCAGTACCGAGCATTGACTCGTTGATACCACTAATAGCCTGAATGTTAGCCGCCGCTTTCTGCCCAATACGGTCTAAACCAGTGGGGATAGTATTAGGGCTAATTTTCTGAGGCGGATTTGTGCCACGGGCGTACTCAATGACCAGCCCTGTTTCAGCACCATGCTCTTCTAAGTCATCCGCAGTCATACCTACCAATGAGCCTGTCTCTACCATCCAGCCGCTATTAGCAGTGGTATTAACAATGTGCAGCTCTTGGCTACTGATCTTGTTCAACTGCTCTTGTGGTGACAGCAGGTTACGCACCATGCCGAATGGTCGGCCCCTACGGAAGTACGCAAAGTAAGGGACAATGGTGAAGTCGTTGTAGGGCGACCAGTCATCGTGCAGTACCACTTTGTCGCAGGTCACAGTCCATCGGACTTTCTTCTGCATCTTGTTGATAACAGACAAGCCGTACTGTTTGGCGAACTTCTTAATCTTGCGGTCGTTCCACGCTTCAGGCGCTGGCCTTGCGTCACCCGTATTCGGATCAACAAAACAATCAATGCGCGTGATCTTACGGTGCTGCCTCTCGATGACTCTAAGCGCCCTTACGTTGCGGTAGTCTTCTGCATCAGCCGAGCTGCCTAAGTAGTCGTCAGCGCTCTCTGTGTCGCCGTATCGGGTCTCTTCGTACTCAACCGAGTCGCGTCCAAACGTATTACCGTTCTCAGCTATGAACTGGAGGTCATCGGCCTTCTTCTTACCGTACATCTCCTCGATCTCATCAAGTGTCATCCACTTAGTTTCAAAGATCTCGTTCCATGTTTTTGGGTCATACTCTTTTGCATCTGGGTCTATAAGTATGTCTAACGGATCTTTCGCAGTGATGCGTATCTCACCTTCAACGTGATCACTGAAATCTATACGACAATCAAAGTACCCACGCCCGTCCATAATCAGACCGTCACTGAATACCTGCTGCTCTACCCAATCGAGCTTGTTGTTATCTGCGATCTGCATGTACAACTTGTTCAACGTATGGGCTACTTCTGCATCACCTCCGCGTCTTGGTTTAAACTGAATGTCTGCCCGTCGGGTAGACTGCTCGCCAAGCACTGTATTGATAGTAGGCAAGATGGTGTTGATCGTTAGAGCGGGTCTACCCTCTGCATCTAATATAGCTGCGTCTTGGAAGTCCCATTGATCGCCCTGATAATAGGCATCGCACTTTTTAGCCATCTCGATGTATTCAAGATGACCATTATCTCTAGCACGTTCGTATCTGTCCCACTGAGTACTCGCTATGAGCGATTCCTCACCAGCGGATATAGATCTACTTTTCTTTGTCTGGTAAGCCATTTTTATGCGCTCATTGCTGATTTGATTTTTGCTTTGGGCTTTCGCCTAAACGTGGGGTTTCGTTGTTAAATTCTTTTCTTAGTACTTCAAGCTTTCGACGCAAATCTGGCCCCATACGTTTCAACACGCCTGATTCGCGGTTCCAGTTCTTCATGGTAGGTAGGTCAGGGTCACCGGCTAAAATGTAACCCCCAATAACTTGGTCAAACCGCGAAATGTTATGCCAGTCTTCGAAAGACCTCTTTTCCCTTCGCTCTTCAGGAATAAATTCACCATTTTCGTCAGGTTTTCTACCGCGCACTACATCGTATGAGTGCCGCGCAGCCGTCATGTATTCAGAGTCATTTAAAGCAGCGTTCATAAGGTCGCCATGTAGCTCTGGCTCTTTTACCTTTAGCAAATGCAAAGATTCAGCTTTCACCATCTTGTCTTTTGCCTGACCCTGATAGAGGTCGTCGTTAACATAAATAATCGGCTTACCCGTAGGAGAGTCGTCGCCCCACTGAGTCTCAGAATTGCCTTTGTCATAGGGGCGTATCTCTACGTCTTTTCGCAACCTATCGAATAAGTTTTCCATCAAGCGCTCATTGCTGATTTAGATTTAGGTGTCGCAGTCAGGTAATCAAGGCGGTCTCGCCATGAGGGTTCTTTAAATACCGGCGCTTGAAATGAAGCAAACTCCGTCATCATCAGACCTAACCACGCTAATGCGTCTACTTGGTCATCGTGTACACCCCCAGGAAACCTTAGTAACTCGGCAACCAGCGGCCCCGTGAATACTGCGTCTCTAGGGAAATAAACCATGCCCTGCTGCATCCGTCCTTGGATCGCTCGCGCTCTTGCTTCTTTATCGCGTCTACCTGTCTTCAGGTCTTTTATATACGCTTCGTACAGCCCACGTTCTGCTATACGTTTCTGTAAAAATGGCCCCAAGGCCATCTCAATGTGACCTTTCTCAATGCCGATCATCGAGGGCTTCCACTCTTCGTAGAGGTCTAAGATCCGCTCCACAATTTCAAAGCCATCAAACCGCCCACGCACAACATCTACAATGAACAGCTCATCAAACTCATTCACGCCTATCACCATGCCGACCGAATAGTCGTTGCGGTCGTTCTTGCCGATGGCTAAGTCCCACGCGCAGTAATAGCGCATAGCGTCCATGTCGATGTCTTCAGGCTCGTAGTACTGAATCATGTCGCGGGTAAAGTAGTCGCCGTCATCGGCAACTGGATTCTGCTGATACAACGCTGACCAATCTCTAGGGCCAACCGCCTTTCGTATACGGTCTAGGGACTGCTCGTCGTACCGCTCTGGGTGTAATGCTGAACCCGTATCTCGGAACTCTTCGTCTTCTTCCGCTATCGCTGGGTAGCGCACCACTTCCCATTCGTCACCGCCCTCAGAACCCGCTTTTAATAACCGCCCTGCAAGGTCATCGTCATGCCACCTAGTTAAAATAACTAGAACCCCACCGCCCGGAGCTAAGCGGGTATAAGCGGTAGACGTATACCAGTCCCAGTTTGCATCTCTATTGTTCTGGCTCTCCGCGTCTTCGCGGTTTTTTACTGGGTCGTCAATAACAAGGACATGAGCGCCCTTGCCAGTAATACCGCCCCCGACACCAGCAGCGACAAAACCACCGCCAGCAGTAGTAAGCCAAGCCTCAGCCGACTGTGATTCAGGATCGAGTCGAGTTTTAAAACCAGTTTTATAAGTTGGTTCTCTAAGTAGTCCTCGCACCTTTCGACTAAACCCCATAGCCAAAGACCCGCTGTACGAACACGATATAAACTCGTGCTGGGGATTACGCCCAAGATGCCAAGCCGGAAATGCAATCGAAGCCAAAGTTGACTTACCGTGTCTCGGAGGTAGGAATAACATGAGCCTAGGCGACTCTTTAGCGACAACCTTGCGACTAAATTCTTCAAGTCTTCTACATACATCTTTATGTACCCACCCCGCCTGATAATCGGCGTTAAACCGCTCAACAAAAGGTAGTAGGCGTTTCCTCGTTAGCAATCTCATCGCCAACTCAGCTCTCGCCTTCTCTTCAACGCTCTGATGCCCTGTTTCTTCTACATCCACCGCAGCCGGTGCTGGCATAGCCTCCGCTTCGTCCGCTTTACAGTACACACAGAAACCATCACGCCCCGAATACAAAGTTTCAGGGTGCAGGTTCTTACAGCGTTTGCACTGTTGTTGACGGACTTCGGTCATTAATAAGCTTTAGGCTTAGTTTTAGGCTTAGGCTTAGGCTTAGCTTTAGGCTTACCGGCAAGCCTTTTGCTCATAGCCTCGATTTGTGCCCTTTTTTCTGCGGCGGTGCGCTTTTGTGGGCCTTGTGGCCCCTTACTTTTTTTACTACTCATTGGTTTTTTCTTAGGAATGTTATAGCCCATGATTAATCACTCATTGGTTCTAGGTAGGAAGAGTCTTTACCTGCAATTTTCAGCAGGTCTTCGTCTGACATACGCTCTAACTGCTTAGGCGTAGCGTCGATATTGATGTTTACCTGCGTAGCATTGTCCGGTGTGGCTAATCCATGCAGTTTTACCAAGCTATCTACTGTGTTTTTCATCTCAGTAGCCGTAGCGGACGACTGATAAGCGTCCATATACATAACGTGGGCGTTTGCGGCGGTAAATTTCACCTCTTCGCGCATTTGTTCGCGGAAATACTCCAACGCTTGGGCAACTTTCGGGCGTTTTATGGCCTCATACACAGCATTTGCGTTTGTGTACCCAGCACCGCGCCCAGCAGCGGCTATAGTCATGCCGCTGAGCACAAGCATTACTAATTTTTCCTGCTGAATCGTTAGATCGCCAAGACTCAAGCCCATGTAGGGCATATGAGACTCAAACTCTACCGTGTCAGTGGACATCTCGGTTGGTTCTACAGACTTCTGCACGTACACCTTGATCTAAATAGATAAAAATTGGGGCCATATGCTCCATTCCTGCTTCGACCAACTCGTTTTCGTAGTCAACAATAGAAAAATCTACTGTTTCGACTGCGTAGCCGTCGTACACAAGCACCTCTTGACCGGAAATCGTATGCCCAGTTCCAAGAACGGCAAACTCAAGCCCATCAATTGATAACATTTCGATATGTTCCATATGCGAATATTAGCGTTAGTACTATTTAATCACAAGCGTGTTCGTAAATTGACTTGATCCAGAAGAAGAACTCGTCTGGGGCCAAAGAACCTTTGAGCATGTTCACTGCGTAGCAAACTAATTGGAGGTTTTCTTTCAGATACCCAACTTCTGGGTTAATGCGATCCACTGATGCGTTGAATGCTTTACTGCCGCCGCCGTCTCGGTGGTGCGTCATGATGACATTGGTCAAAGCACATCTGCCCTTTTGCTTTTGCCAAAGGTCTATGAGGTCTTCGGACTCAAGCTCCCAGTCAAAGCCTTGCTTCTTACGGGCATACTTCAGGCTGTAACCAACTCGCATCAGATACTGTTGATAAGAACTGCTATAGGTGCGCCGGTTAGTGTCTTGAACACAGGTTCTGCACTTACGTTTGCGGTATTTACCGGAGTCGGTTGTAGAGAACTCAGCAACTGGTTTGCTTTGGTGGCACTCAGTGCATATCGCGGTTTCTTCTGGAGCCGACTGACCTTTTAGTTTGAACGCCATAGACAATACAAAAAGAGTTAGGAGCTTTTAGTGTAACGGCCTAGGTAATTTTTTGCAGAAAAAAATATTTGAAAATGTTTTTGAGAATCACTGAGGCACTATCTCCCTGTTCCGTCACCAGCCTACCCCCTTCCCCGATCTCGCATACTGGAACCTTGTATCCAATACTGCACCCGGAACCTTGTAGCCAGTAACCCCTTTAGTTTCATCTAGCTCACTCTGCCTCTAGCTCAATAGTCTGTGGCACTTCGTCGCAAGCTCCTCGTCAGTCGGTTACATCTTTGTCATTAACAACCGCTAAAGGAATAGCATCATGGCACACCCACAAGTCACAGGCGTAGCAGTAGGTCGTAAGAACCCTAACAACATCTACGTCCAATCAGCATCCGGTAACGTCTACTTGCTCAAAGAATCTACTCGCAAAGAGCAGCTAGCCATCAACCCCAAGCTAACCATCAGGGATATCGTCTCTCGCATCAAAGCACGCGGCACTATCCACTCAAAGTTCTACACCAAAGTTAGAGGTTAATCACTATGAACAACATCAAAGAACCAACACAAATCATCGATGAACACATAGCCACCTACCTAGAGACATACGGCTTGGTAGCCATCATCGCCATCTCATACATAATCGTGGAGCTTACCTAATGATCAGATCATTCACACTCATCCTTCTCGGACAACTCCAAGTCCTCATGCTCATCGCTGGCCTCAACTGGGCAGGCTACACCATCAACCTATCCTTCAACGCAATACTCGCTGGCATCTTCGTCGGCGCATCACTCGCTCTAGCCATCTCAATCATCGGCTCAATCGGTACTGACCTTTCATACAATCAAGAGGAATCAAACAATGTTTAACCAACTCAAAGCAAACCTACAGTCCCTCCAGAACAAAGCATCTTCATACATCACAGAAGAACGCAAAGCCCAGGCCAAAGAGCTAGGCAACACAGCA